TCTTGCTGCTATCTGATCCATCTCCTTGTTCTGTACCTTCGTCAGCATCTCCTGTCCCTGCTGCGTCAGTCCCATCGTCATCAGAAGCTCCCTCCTTACCTTCGGTTTCTGCCTCGCTCCGTCCATCATCACTCCCATCTTCGCCCCCTTCCTTTTTGTAGAGTTCATTGATTATGTCTTCGGCCTCTTGCTCTAGCTTGGTTGCATACTTCGCTGTGTCTTCACCCGTGCTCTTTGCGATCAGTTCTTCTGTTGTATCTGGCATTCTATTCCCCTTTATTTGTTGTTATATAGCTTCTCTGCTGTATTCTCTATATCAATGACTTCCCTAAAAGCCCTTGCCCTGCCTTGGTAAACTTGTACCATGTCCGGCTTCACTACTACGCACCTATCTCTTTCAGCGTTAAGTAATTTTTCTATGTACCCTATGTATACACCCCATTGGTGAGTGCCTCTTAAAATCCCTATTGCTTCTATTTCACTCGGTGTCATTTCCATGGTTATTTCTTGTTGTTAGATTTCAAGCCATCGTTCTTAGATTTCTTTTTAGGCGTAGTCCCAACCGTCGTCTTTGTCTTTCCTGCTACTTTCTTTTTCGGCCCAGTGCTTGTAGTCCCTGATGCTGTAGAGATCTTGTCGGAAGCGATCTTAGCATTAAGCTCTTTCTCTTGTAGCCTGAGTTGCGCTGCAGCCTCAATCTCCTTGCCACGTAGCTCGATTCTCTTAAGCTCTACTATCTCCTCGTCTCCGATGATAGCAGCACTTACCTGTTCTACCTCTGCCTGTAACTTGTCTATCTTGGCAGATACCTCTTGGTTCTCTAAGGTAAGCTTTTCTATACCAAGCTCGTCTATTCTCTTCTTGACAGGATCGTTGGCTGCTTGTTTGATTTCCTCTTTAGTCTTGACAACTTCATCTTCATCAAGGCCTTGGTTATCAGCTATCATTCTCAACATGTTGTCTCGTTTAGTCAGAGGAACGTCTGTTGGGTTGTTGCTGATGTTGAGTAGATTGATTAGCTGTGTGGTCTCAGCCTCGGCTTTAACCAATGCACTGCTACCTCTAGCGTTAATCTTCATATCACCTTTAAGTTCTTCATCATCGCTCCACTGCATGAAAAACATATAGAGCTTACTGATGAATGGATCGATTGCATATTTATCGATGTTCTTAACGATAGAACGGTTGATGATATTGGACTCTTGCCTTAAGTCTCTTACACCCTCGGCTGTCTCAGAGGAATCATCGCCAGTCGTTGGAAGGTTAAGTTCTTCATCGATAAATCTACGGAATATGTTTATGACTTCTATGAGCTCTCGACTCACACTATCCAAGTTGTGTATCCTGATCATTGGCGTTGATGCGTCTCCACCAGTCTTAGGATGAACCTTGAATGGGTATATGTCGTTTACGGTCTTCTTGGCCGTAGGGTCAAGATCGTCTATGTTTATTTCTATTTGTGGCCCAAGGATGGCGATGTCGTCAAGTAGTCTTCTCGCTGCTGCGTTCAAGATCTCTTGGCTATCTGCACATATCTCAGGTACACCCTTACCGAATATCTTCTTAGATACCTTTTCATACGGAAACAAGTAGTAAGGAATTGACTCTTCTGCTGATGGATCTAATACGGCTTTAATTACAATTGAATCCAACAGCCATACATTGGCTAAGTACTCAGTATCTAATTCGTCCTCTGGTATATCTACTCCCATAGCTTGGAGATCAACACCGTCGACCCAACCCCAATACTCTAGAGCATCATACCTAAGATGAGACTCTTCTTGTTGTGTCTGCTTGGCAAGCTTTTTACGCTCGGTCTCATGCGTTTCCTCGTGGTGATTACCCGCAGAGTTCAATACGAGATACGCATCGATTTCTTTTTTCCTGAATCCTGCAAGCTTTTTCAGCTTTCTAAGCTCGTGTTTATTTAGTACGTGTCTCTGGAAACATCCTATAGAGGACTCACGGGAAGCTGCTGCAGGGTCTGGGTATACGTCAAATACGCTAGGAGACTCAACCAAAGGCTTAATGGCCTGCTCTTCAATAGGCTGAAACAACCATCCCTCACCTGTATCTATCCATGCAAATTCTCTCTCTATTGTAATAGATGCTGCTTTAAGGCATCCGGTTCCAAGGATAACTTGTTCGAGTAAAGCTTCCAAGAACATCAAGTCATAGTCGGATTCTATTAAGTGGTCGTTAATTCTGACGGACATCTTCTCAGATGCTACGTCTTCTGGTTTGTCTTCTACTACTGGCTGAGGATTGTCCGGTAACCCATTGGCTATCTCTGGCTGTTCTGTTTCCTGAGTCAAGTTAAATGCAGTTGGCGTGGGTTTAATCTCCCAATGTCTTTTCCCGTTAGCAGGAAAGAATATATCTACAAGCCTCGAATAAGCAGACATACACTTCATTCGCGTGATACCAATGTACGTCTTCGACCTGCCAGTCTTGATCTGTGCATCTATACCTGCTTCGTACTCTCCGTAAAACTGTCTCAGGTTCGTCAACCACTGATCTTCTTGTGGCTGTCTTATATCTCTCCAGCCTTGCCATCTTTTCAACAACTGGGCACCAAAGGTTAACTCTTCGGATTCACCCCCTATCTCGACTTTAGCGCGAGACTCTTCCTGCTCATTAACCTCTTCGATGCTTTTAGACTGTACTAATCCGGCCATAAATTACTCCATAAAAAAAGGGCCAATTGAATTCACCTTTTTCTGCCAGAAGCAGTTATGCGTGATTTCAATCAGCCCGAATATTTCAGTACCAACTATTTAATTGTTATGTTCTACGTTTATACCCTATATACTGCTTATTGTCAAACTTAATCTTATCAATCTTTTCTCCTATGACAACTTTACCGTCTTCCATCTTGATCTTAAGTTCCCCATACCACTTATTCATAGATAAATCATTCAACAGATCTACGAGATTCTTAAGCGTTTCCCCATTCAAAATATAGTACACCTAGCCTTCCCTTTAGGATGTATCACACACGTTTCTATGCTTCCTATTACGTCATGTATCTTCGGTCTCTCCCCATTGATAACTATAGACCCCTTGTCAAACCATCTTCTAATCTCCGAATTAGATGCAGGCTTACTGGGATTCTCAGTACTCCAGAATCCACCCACTCCTTTGTTTAGCCTCAAGAACCATTCTAATGCGGTCATGTTGTTATTACAGCCTCTCTTAAATTCAGGTTTCCTACTCTTTGCCTTTTAGATTGCGATACTCTATTGATTGCATTGCTGATGTACATTTCATACGCTATTGCGTAGCTTATAACCCTGTCATCGTGCTTTCCTAATATGGCACCAAAGCTCCCATCCTCCAAGATAGAGTAATGTCCAAACTCTCCTAATGTTTCGAGACACACAATACCTGAGTCTCTGTCTCTGATAATTCCCACCAACCCATCAATGATCTTGTACTTGCTCTTGGATGTAGTTAACCAGCCTACCTTTTTCACCTTTCGGTTCTGGGCATTTGCATCCAAGGTTTCTCTCTGGTACAGCCTCCTGTAATTCTTGTGCTTCAAGGTCGTGAGAGTTGTGAGACCATGGTTGTTTGCTTCTACTCCCATGAGCGCAGTGTTGTAATATCTCCCAAGATGATTCAGGAATTCTCCAAATCTGTCTGGATCTAGCTTGCAATGCACATGTGCCACCTGCATACCTGTCCTGCAATTGATAACATCGGCACTTGAATAATCCCTCTCTTCTGTCTGAATCCCCTCTGCCACGTCCGCACCAATCACATACGTCTCGTTCAGCCTTGGCCTCTCCCATACCTTCATTATCCCTTCATCGTTGCTTACAAATTTGCCAAAGTAATTAAAGCTGCCTCTGTCTATAGGGTTAAAGCACTCAAGCTCTGCCATCTTTAAATCAGCGACCCTAAAGATAGATGTACCTGAAAAGACAAATGCTTCGTCAGGGGTAATAGGAAACCATTGTTTGAAATAGTCTTCTTTGGTATACCCAATAGGAGCTATGACATTGTCTATTTTGTGCCTACGCCATGCCACGTTCTCTATGGTTACTATTGTATTATCTGGATTAACAAAGGCTAACAGCCATTCCTCTTCTTCCGTGAGGGTAGCCATAATGTGCTCGGCCTCTGCGCGTGTTACTGGTTTCCTGTAACCTTCGTCGAATGTCCATGGTATAAAGATGTTAATATACTCGGAGGTTCCACCCTCCTTAATTGTGTTCTCAACCTTAGTCCACTCATCGTAAAAATGTCCAGAGGTTCCGTTTGCTGTACTTTCTTTGATGACTTCCGTCCCAAGGATCTGCGGAAACCGTGACGGAATAGATTCCATAAGACCACTGAGGTTATCCAAGGAAGACTTGCTAAAATACGCACACTCAGACCAATGGTTAAAGTGTGTTGTAATACCTTTGCCTCCCTTGCTATCGCATGTCTTGACATCGTATCTACTCTTCAATCCTGTGCCACGGCTGTTATCGAAAACCAAAGCCTTTTCGTTTGACTGTAATGTTTCAGGCCGTAGCAAGTCTGGAACATTCTCGTGATAGGTCTTAACCATCCTGAACAGACTATCTCTACTCTGGTCAGCTTCGGTCATGATCATGGCCCCCATGCCTGTACGCATTGAGGTCTTCCAGTAGAATCTACCTTCGGTGTACGTGCTGAAGCCAAGCTTACGAGGCTTCAACACATTAGCTCTTACATAACCTTTTTTTTTTAACTGTGCCTCTATAAGCTTGTGCCCAAGCATTTGGGACTTGTTCAAATAAAACGGAACCAGTTCTCCGGTCTCGTTGATAATCTTAAGCACTCTTGGTGCGTAGTAAAGGAAATCATCCCTGAACCTACGCCTTACTGTATCTAAGTCACTTTCCATCTATCCCCCTATTTCACTGTTCTGCTTCACTATCCTATTGACATTGCCTTGACTATCTGCCATACAACCGTACCTGCTGCGACTAGGGCCGAAAGTATCATAATTAAATATGGCAGAAACCCTCCCTTTGTTTTCAATACTGTCAGGTCTCTTTGTGCGTTGTTCTTATGATCGAAGAGTTGCTCAATTAACCTTTTGTTCTCTTTGATATCGTCTTCTTGATTCTTGTCACGTTCTTCCAGTCTTACTCGTGCTTCGTTAATTCTCTGTATTTCTTCGTCCATCGTGTAGTCTCCGTTAAACTTTCACCTGCCTATCCAGACCTGTATTACTTAACTCTCTTTTTAGGATTCCCTTTGCCTCTGCGGGAAGTACTTCATTCGCAACTCTGACAATTTTCTTCTGTCGGAAATACCCCAAAAGAATAGTAGCTATACCAGCCGTTCCAGTTGCCCCTCCAGCAATCTCCGTTATTGTTCTCGCTGTCCATGCGAATCCTGCATCCAACTTACCATCTAATACTCCTTGGCCTGCTGTTCGAATTGCCTGTTGTGCTAAATTCTCTATAGCACTTGGCGCGATATCGTCAGCATCTCTTCCTGCCTTTGATATCAACTTGGCCTTATTTAGCCTACCCTTTTCTGTCTCGAACGCAATCTTGCTTAACTGTGATTGAGTCGCTGTCGCAACAAGAGACTTATGGGTAAGTTCCTGAGATGACATTCTTGTCTGCACGTCAGGTATAATGAACTTGGTCATAACACAACCGTTAAACAAGATCAAAGATAGACCTAAGGCGATTAATAAACTTTTCATTTTTTTCTCCTTCTAATTTAATATTACCTGCATGTAACTTGAAATGGCAATTAGCACACAGGCATACACACTTTGCCAATTCTCCTTCTAGCCGTTCCACAGAAGTTCCATCCATCATACTGGCTATGCTTGTTTCTTTCTCGTTAGGGTCTTTGTGATGAGCCTGTAAGCACGAATGATCCCCTTCATCACACAGCAAACATCCGCTCTTTCTGAACTCAGCTACTACCGCAATATTACGGATCTTGTACTTCTTTTTATTAGCCTTACTATACACCAATTGATTTGCCCTGTAACTAGGATCATTGTTATACCTGTCGTTGATATACTTCCTTTGATATTCCCTCCTCAATACTGGATCCTTCAGTGGCATATATATTCTCCTTTAAAATTGGTAGCGGAGGTGGGAATCGAACCCACTGATTTTCAGCTTATGAGGCTGACGACTTATCCAATAGTCTACTCCGCGTTAAAAATTACTTCGGAAACTGCTCTAATAGTTTGTTTACGCATTCTAACACATAACTCGGTGTGACGTCCATACAAATATTGGTGAAACAATTATTCTGCCTCTCCGTGTATTGGCAGGTGATGCAGTCTAGGTCTCGCCTCACGAGCATTGCCTTTGGGGAATATGCTCTATTCTTCACCC